AAGTGCGCTATGGCCAGACGGCATTAAATGGTCCGTTTGAGCAGCACGACATGAGCGCGTTCTGCACAGTCGAGAATCATGCCGTGAAAGCTGGCGCCTACATCTTGGCCAGGCGCAAGTACATCACCCATACCCTGCGCTTCTCCTGTCGCCCTGGTGTCTTCAACACTCTGCTGGAGCCTGGCGACATTGTGCGGGTGACGCTGACCCGTGCTGCCAGCGGAACGGCAAGTGTCGATCACGATTTCCTGTATGAGCTGAACCGCGTAACCAAGACACTGCGCGGCGATCTGACACTGGAGCTGACGCACTTCCCGGTTGACAGCCAAGGCCGCAGCTTGGTGGCTGTTGATGTGGCGGCAGCCGTTGGATCAGGCGTGGTGCTGACCAGCAACAAGAGCGGGGTTGGCTGCGACATCAACAGCAGCACAGATACCAGCGTGCCAGCTGAGACGTTCACGAATGGCACACCACTCGACTTCGGGTCAAGCCTGACAGGCGGCATCGAAGCGCCTCCTGGTGCTGCAGAGACAAATCCACCGGATCCGTATGAGCCGCAGCCGTTCCTGTCGTACAACGGCACCAGCAGCACCGGCACCGACCCGATCGGCCAAGGCACGCTGATCAGGCCCGATGCTCCCTGTCCTAGTGGCGTTAAAGTTTCGTCCTGGTACGTCAATGGCGTCTTGGTAGCGCAGATTGACGTGGCAAATAGCACATTTACCTACATCGACGAAACCCGGCTCAACCAGCCTGGAACACCACAGATAGGGGTAAGCCTATCTGGCGGTGACCCCGGCAGTTTCATACTGTTTGGCGATCAGGGCAACGAGTATCTCAATGTGATCGAATGCCTAGATGGCACCAAGAGCAGCAGCAGCGCAACAATGGGATCAGGAACTGTTGGCACTACTGGTGTTTTGACGTTTGAAACGTGCTTCAGCGTCAGTTGTTTCTATCCACTTGGATCAGCAGGTGGTGAGCAATGCTTTACAAGCTATGGAGAGCCGATGTGGATCGGTGAATATGATGCTGTATCACAGACGCGGCCAATGTACATCCGCAATAGTTCTAACGCTGTCACCACTGCCTACACCCTCCAGCCGCCGCTCGGTCCGCCACCTAGCTACACAATGCCGAACTATTGCACATTCAACGGTGGAACTGGTGGCACACCCAATGAGCCATGGACTGTCACTCCAATCGTTACGCTGAAGAATGCCAAGCGAAACGGTACGGTCGTTATCGACTACACAACAGTCTGATGGAAAGCCGTCTCGCTATCTGCAAATCCTGTGAGCAGCTGCTACTGCCGCAGTGGCAGTGCAAGATCTGCGGCTGCCTGATGCAGCTCAAGGCACGCATCCCGATGGCTTCCTGTCCTTTGGGTAAGTGGTGACATGGCAACCTTCCCTGAGCTAGCACCCAGCAGCCGCACCTTCACGCCAGGTGACTACCCACACTCAGCGTTTACAGGGCTTGGCGGCCAGCAGGTCAGGGTGCGGAACAGCACCGTCATGCTGTCCAGCCAGCTGAGAGTGAGCTTCATCGCTATCACCGAAGCTCAGATGCTGTCAATCCTGAGTCACTACAACGGCCAACAGGGCAACTATCTGTCATTCGACATTCCATCCACGCTGCTGTCAGGCGTCACGGCCGCTGACTACACACTGTCCGGCTACGCCTGGCGCTACATCGAACCGCCACAAGTCGAGGACTTTTGCGGCCCACTGCACAATGTCACGCTGACACTGGAATCTGTGCCAGGCGAAGGCGCCACGGTAGGCGGCCTGGAGCTACAGATCACATGCACGCTCGCAGCGGGCGCAGCCTTTGGTCAGCCAAACAGTCCGGTCGCCGCTGGGTTCACGCTGCAGGTCGTGGCCATCTTCGACGGCGGCGCGTTTACCAATGGCACGGACGTGCAAACCAGCCGCCGGGATTGGACGATCCTTGCAACCTTCACGCCAGGTGCAGCTGATGGCAACCTAACCAGCGGCGGTGCGCCGTATTGGCTGGACTGGGAATGGCAAGCTAACGACATTCTGCCCTTCTAGGCTTTCTATACTGAAAGCAGGTAAGGCGTTGCCATGGCTGCACCAAACATCAAATCAGGCAGCTCCGTCACAACCGTCACCGGCAAGACGGTTGGCTATGCCGTCACCACCTCGATGGCTGCAGCGCTGAGCAACGCTGGCAGCAGCGGCAAGGTGCTGAAGGTGAACTCGGTGTACTGCGCCAACGTGGACGGCACCAACGCAGCGGACATCAGCCTGGAGCACTACAACGGCACCACTGGGTTTTCCATTGGCAAGACGATCACCGTGCCAGCTGATGCCACGCAGGTGCTGGTAACCCGCGAGGCATACATCTACCTGGAGGAAGGCCACAGCCTTCGCGCACAGGCCAGCGCTGCCAGCGACCTGGAGCTGGTCATCAGCTACGAGGACATCAGCTGATGCTCGGCTTCAACGGCGGTTTGATGGGCATCAGGCGCACGCCAACAAACGAGGCAGCATCTGGGCTGTGGTTTCAGAATGAGCAGAGCGTGGCAGAACGCGCTGGCATTTGGTATGGGGATCCTTATTTTTCCGATGTTTCTCTGCTGCTGCACATGGACGGCAGCAACGGCAGTACGACGTTCACTGATAGCAGTAGCAACGCAGTCGCAGTCACAGCCAACGGCAACGCGCAGATCAGTACAGCACAAAACAAATTTGGCGGATCATCTGGATCTTTTTCTAGCGGTTACATTATTACCCCAGCAAGTAGCCTTTTCAATTTTGGCACCGGCGATTTTTGTATTGAATTTTGGTGCTATTTCAACAGCGTTGCATCCAACCAACGTGTTGGCGGTGGAGACTTGCAGGCAGGTGGCGCATTCAACTGGGCAATTTACACTACCTCGTCAGGCCAGTTGGACTATTACCTAGGAACAGGCAGCACTTGGGACATAGCAGCTGCTAAGTCAATAGGTGCTATTTCTACGGGCCAGTGGTATCACGTCGCCCTTGTGCGAAATGGCACCACGTTTAACGGTTTCCTCAACGGAGTGTTTGGCGACATCACTACATCTTCAGCCGCCCTGGCTGCTAATTCAACAAACGGCGCCTTCTTTGGTACACAAGCAACGTCATACTTTGACGGGTATCTTGACGAGATCAGGGTTACAAAAGGTGTCAGTAGGTATGCGGCCAATACCAACTTCACGCCACCCGCCGGACCATTCCCGAACAGCTGATGCTCTACTCCCACCGCCAAGCCACCCCAACACCACTGCCGCATCGCATCCGCTTTGCGGATGGCAGCACCCGCACCGACAGCAGCACCTTCACGCCTGAGGAGATGGAGCGTGCGGGCTACAGCGGCCCCTACGAGCGCCCTGAGTGCAACCCGAAGCTGGAGACAATCGACTGGGACGGCACGCAGTTCCAGGTGCGCCCCTACAGCTTCGATGAGCTGCAAACGCAGCACGCCAAGGTCCGCAATCAGCGCATCGAGCTGCTTAAGGCCAGCGACTGGACGCAGATTGCCGACTACGACCTCGGCGCCGATCGTGACGCCTGGGCCACCTACCGCCAAGCACTGCGCGACCTGGCTGATGTCGCTAACCCGTTCGACATCACATGGCCGCAGCCGCCTGCCACCTCGGCAGAATGAAACCACCTGAGCATTAACTATGGCCAGCCTGCTCTACAACTCAGCCGTTGATGACATGGCCCGTGGTGCCATCGACTTCGACACTGACACCTTCAAGGTGATGCTGGTCACTAGCAGCTACACGCCCGACAAGGACACGCACGACAAGCGTGATGACGTCACCAACGAAGTCAGCGGCACTGGCTACACAGCAGGTGGCGTAACCAGCGTCTGCACCGTCACCAAGGACACCGCTAATGATCGCGTCACCCTCAGCTTTGCTGCTGTGAGCTGGGCGAGTAGCACCATTACCGCCAGGGGCGCCGTGATCTACAAGTCCACAGGTACTGCATCTAACGATAACTTGGTGGCCTACAACGATTTCGGCAGTGACGTTGCCTCAGCATCTGGCACATTTACGGTGGGCGCCAGCGTCATCACGCTGCAGAACTGATGGCTAAATTCCCAGCACTAACACCTACTGCCCGTCGGTACAACATGGGAGTATATCCCATGACGGAGGAGCAAACTGCAGCCAGCGGGGCGGTGCGGTTTCTCCATGGTGCAACCGCCTGTGGACACAATCTTGAACTTAGTTTTACGGGACTAACAGAAGCGCAGGCCAAGCTGCTCCGCGATCACTACCGCGAACAACAGGGCGGTTACTTAAGCTTCCCGCTAAGTACAGAAGCTTGGGCAGGCCATACTTCTTTCACCGACCTTGTGCCGATCTCAACCTACTGGTGCTATGCAGCACAGCCGCAAGAAGACCATATATTCACAGGACGTATTAGCGTCCAAGTAACACTAATTAGTGTGTTAGCTCCGTTGTAGGTACTTCCTCATGGCCGTCAAATCCAAAACCGCCCTAGGGCGAGTGGAGCACCAGCCGGGCCGCCCGAAGCGCACTCGCCAGGGGCAAGGCCAACACAGCAGACCCAACCACGGACGCAAAAAACTGCGCGGGCAGGGCCGCTAATCTAATTAGGTAGCACCGGCCGCCATGATTGAAGTGATTGCCGCCGTTGCTGGCGCATCCATATCTGTGGCGGCCATGGGTGCTATGGGATTTAGTCGCCGCAGCGACGAAGCCCGAGAGGCGGTAATACGCCTCACATCTGCAGTGGAGCACATCGCCACCCAACTCGAAGTGCTCCACACCGACATCAAAGACGACCGCAAAGAAACCTTCACCCGCCTCAACAGCGTCGAACAGCGCGTAACAAAGTTAGAGGTCCGCTCCTAATGCCCGTCATCCGATCCACCTCGTATCCCGAGGGATACGCCCTGGAACAACTGGAAAACGAACGCGGCGAAATCTTCTACCGCGCCTGCCACAACAGCATCTGTCGCTACGCCGAAGACGAATACATCGCCCGCATGTACCTCGAAGGCATGGGCTGGGATCCTACGCAACCTCCGACGGATTGATCCAATCCTCGATCTCCGCCTCCAGTCGCTCATCCCAAAACACCTGCGCTCTGAACCAGTCCCTCCACGGCGAACTGGCCTTTTGCACATTGCACGCCAAGCACGCTGGAACCAGATTCCGTGGATGCGTGTGCCCGCCTCTGCTCTTTGCCAGCACGTGATCTAAGGTCGCAGACCTCCCCAAGTCACAATCGCAGTAAGCACACCTATTCCGCCAGCGCCACAGAATATCTTGTCTAAACCTTAACTTAGCTTGCTTTTTATTTAAGTATTCGCCATCTTCGATCTGATGGTCCATACCCAAGCGTGGCTACCCAAAAGGTAGCGACAGCCAGCAGTTCATGCGCTGGCGCTCTTCTCTAGTACAGCTACACTTCTACAAGCATCATTACTCCCATGGATTCGACCACTGCTGCCGCCATCGCCATCGCGGTTGCCGCCACCTCCGAGGCCCTGAGCCTGTACCCCGGAATCCGCGCCAACGGCATCATCCAAGCTCTGCTGATGGTGGCCAAAGCCGTTTTCCCAAAGCGCCGCTGAGCGCTCCTCTGCCCCAACGCAGTACCCCGATGGCCTCGACCCCAGTACGCCTGGCGGATTTATTCCGCTTCTACAAGGGCCTCCCTCACCAGCTCGCGGCCATCACCGAACTGGAGCAAGCCCTCCTTAAGGCCGACCCCACCCTGCTGAACCGCGACCGGGGCTGGTTCAAAACCTGGAGCGTCGCAGGCAAACAAACCAACTTCCCCAACACATGGGAAGGTGTTCTAGAAGCCGCCCGCGTCGCCGGCGCCAAATTCCCCGAACTGGTCGCCGCCCAGTGGGCCCTGGAATCCGGCTACGGCAAAATCGTCTCCGGCCGCAACAACTTCTTCGGCCTCAAAGGCACCGGCACCAGCACCAAAACCCAAGAGTTCATCAACAACCAGTGGATTACTATTACCGACAGCTTCATTGACTTCCCCGATCTTCTCTCCTGCGTCATCTACCTCGTAGACCACTGGTACAAGGATTACAAACAGTACAAAGGTTGCAATAACGCAAATAGCCGCGAAGAAGCCGCCAAGTGGCTAATCAAAGAAGGGTACGCAACCGATCCCAACTACGTGGGCAAACTGATTGCTCTGATGGATCAACACGCTGGAACTAATCCGGCCATCAAACCACAGGAAAAAATCCTCAAAGTCCCTTACGAATACCAGCTAGGCCCTGACGATGGCGCCACTGGTTATCGCCAGTGCTTTAGTTCTAGCTGTGCCATGGTGGCCCGCTACTACGGAAAAATCTCGGGCGACTACGAATACAATCGCCTACGCGCTCGTTTTGGCGATACCACAGATCCAAAAGCCCAAGTCGCTACCCTCAAAGCCCTGGGCCTCACTGCCACCTTTGAGATGGACGGCACCGCCGAAGACCTAGAACACGAAATCACCAACGGCAACCCTGTGCCGGTCGGCTGGCTACACAAGAACCACGTATCAAAGCCTGGTGGTACGGGCCATTGGAGCGTCGTTGTGGGGTTCACCCCAACGCACTTTATTCACTGCGATCCGAACGGCGAAGCGAATCTTGTTCAGGGCGGGTATGTCAGCCATAAGGGCGGTGCAAACGTGGCATACTCCCGCAAGAACTGGCTGCCTCGCTGGCTCGTCGACGGTAACGACACCGGCTGGTTCATGAAAATCCGCCCCAAGTAACGATGAACCCGATCGAGCACAGCGTCGAGTCCCAATTCCACAAAGTCTCCACCGACAAGTGGCTGGTGGACCGCTTCAACGCCGGCGACTACCGGGGCCTCCTCGAAGCCGCCCTCATCCTGAACACCCTCCACCAACTGGAGCAAACAAAAAGCCGTTGGGCCATCCGCGAAGCCGCGAACAACCTAACGGAACGTTTCGGCCTTGACCGCGACTCTGCCTAGGTCGGCTCTGCGCTAGTGCGCTCCACCATCTGCTGGTACAACCCGGTGTAGCACCCGTGCAGCGGATGATCGGGCTTATCCCGCGAATCCTCCAGATAGAGCCGCTCCAGTAGATCGGTCCTGGCCTGGTCAGCTTGCACACGCGCCCACGCTTTCTGTGCCCACGCCGCCGGTTTCTTCATGCGCTTCGCCTTTGCGGCCTTTACTCGTGCGTTCGCCGCAAGGCTAGGACTGGTGTGCGACCGCACCAGGGCAGGCTTCCCCGCCACCGGCGGCGGCACATCCACCTGACTCCCCGGGTACTTACATCGCGCAACCACCAGCGCGTGCTCCAGCGATGTCGCCTTAACCAGCTGGCGCAGCGCCCCACGTCCCGCCAGCCATACCTGCACCTCATAAAACTCCATCAGTTCCACGACCTCGGAAACGCAGGCTCCTCGACACTGTGGACAAACACTGGCGTATCTACCTGGCGCATCACAACCTTGGCCGCCGCCACCGCACACTCATACGTGACCCAACTCGACGCATCCTCTTTGGTCTGCGTAAATCCCACACCATTCCCCGGCCCGTAAACCGCCGTGACCCAGCGGTCCCCGGTCATCACCACGTAGCGCGTCACAATCAAAAAAGCAGGTTACTGTGTAACCCTACTACCCCTCCTACCCAACCAGCCAGACTATGAAGAAATCTGACTGGGACTCATGCGTCAATTTCTGACACACCTGGCTGCTGCTTCGAGCGCATTCTTCCCTGCACCCTTCGCTGGACCGACTCCGCCCACGACGCCTTATCAGCCGCCTCTGCTGCTTTGTAGTCCGATGCTGGCAGGCTTTTCTCCAGTGCCGCGTACACCATCTCCCGCAGCATCCCCGTCACTTTCTTTCCATCTCGCGCCGCCAACTCCTCGGCCAGCTTGTATCTGTGCATGTCCAACAGCAGCTGGCAGTACACCTTCTGTCCGTGACGCAGCGGCATGATCCCGTATCTAATCTCCTACACAATAGCATACTGCGACACACTAGACCTAC